AAAACTCTAAACCTTATTTGCTTTGAATGTGACCAATAGACTTCGTTCGGTAAAATAAAAGATACTGTAACCTCTCCGCTTTTATCATCGGCGGTAATTAAAGCCGTATCATTTGCGGCCTGTGTTAATAAAAACCAGGGGCCACCAACAGCCATTTGAATTTGAACACTATCGACACTGGTAATTGATCCAATCGTATCTGTAGCCGAAAAGGGGTATTTGTTTATTGTCTCTTGCTGGCTGTACCCCACAACACAAAGAAAGAAGATTAATACAATTGTTTTCATGTCATCCTCCTTTTTATGGTATCACTTGCAATACGTTTAAATCCGGGTGCGTTAATTTTACCAAATCTTCCTCGTGTGAAATTATATAAATCTGGCCTAGCCCGGTTTCTGGATCGAATACTTTATTAAAAGTTTCTTTGTTTAGGGGGTCTTGTTTTTTGAATTTGTAGGCTCGTCTTTTGTCCTGATTCAGCGGCCCCATCTCACACTTCCAATTTTTTAACGCCCGAACACGCGCATTAAATCCTGGCCCGCTTCTTGGTTTGTTTGGTTTTGGCATTTCCTTAATCTCCTTTAAAAAAAGGGGTATTAGCTACCCCTTTATTTTTTAGTTGCTACCAATTGAACTTGAGGAGGTGACCAGATAACTTGCGGCCTGATCAACGATCCCGTAGTTATAAACACCATACCAGCCAATGTTCAAGAATCTCTGGAGGTTGTCGTTCGCCTCTGCGATTCTTAGACTTGGAGCCAACGATGTGTTGTAACCGAAGGCATTGAAACCCAGGAAAGTCGTGTGATAGGTGTCAACTGTTCCATTTCCAGCGTCCGCGTTTATTGTAACAAGTGGGGATGAAATAAAACGGAAACCGCCGTACATGCCAATCTCGCCTGATCGTACTTCCATACTGTTTTCATATTGGTTTACATTAACCCAGTCCCCGGTACTGGTTCCTTGTTTTAAATCGTGGATAACATCATCATGCGCAATACACCAATAGCTACCATTAATGCGCGGTATGCCTGTACGCTTGAATTTGTTAAAAACCCGGTTTACGTGCGTTTTTGTTAATATATCACCCGCGACCGTTGCACCTTCATTTGCGCCCACTGTTATTTCGTTTGATCCCGCTTCTGCTCTAAGAATAAGAACTTTCTCCATCGACTCACGCATATTCGTAACTGCTAGAGCTACTGCGGCATTGTCAACCTGGCCGCCTGTTTGCAAGCTGGCAAGCTTGGTGCGCTGAACAACTGCGCCAAATTCGAGGGGTGTAATCGTGTGAGCAGTGTCACCCATTTCAATAGGTGTGGGTGCGGCATCTTCGGTAAGTGCCGAGGTCTGAACGGTTAATTTATCGTACTCGGTGAAACTTTCTGTTTTACCAGCTATGTTGCTGATTTGTGTAACCAATGAATGTAATCCTTTGGTTAGCTCATCTTGCGCTGATATAAAAAACTCTTTTTTCCATAACAGGATAAGATTATCCGCAACAGCGGTCGTATCTGTCATGTTGGTGGTATTTGCTGGCCATCCCATCGGAAAACCTCCATCTTAATTGTTATTGGTTCGCCAACTCCAATTTTAATGCCTGTATTTCTGCTGGAGTCTTGGCGTTAAGTATTCGCTGCTCTAAGGTGGAGTTTTGTGTTGTGGGCATACCGCCGGGTGGAGTAATTCCACCGCCTGAGTATGATGTTATAGCCTGCATTCGCAACTCAATAGGAACTTTGTTAATCCACACCTGATCGGCCTCGGAAATTTTACTTTCTTCAATAGCCTTAGTGCATAATTCTTCCTGAGTTTTAATGTGGTTGTCCCAACTCTCTTTTGTGCCATTAAGAACTTTATTTTTAGCGGTCAAATCCTCATTGGCCTTCTTGAGTTTATCAACTTCACTCAAATTAGCAGCGTCCCGATCTTCTTTATCTTTGAGAAGTTCGTCCAGTTGTTTTTGATTAGCGATCAGTTTATCCTGCGTCTCTTTCTCCCGTCGGCGTGACGCGCTTAAACTATTTTGTAATTCAGAAACATTAGGCTCAGTTGTTGGCGGGTTCTGAGTTCCCGGTTCCCCAGTTGCGCTTGGGGTAGGCGTGATTGGTTCTGACATAGAAACACATCCTTGTGATTTGTTATACGTCCATGTTTTAAATAATCCCTCTAGCTATTTCTCCGGCAAGCCTGCCATCATAGGGCGTCCGTTAACTGGGATATTTGTTTTAAAAGGTATCGCCACGGTCGCCAAGCAATCCCTTTTCTTTAATATAATACACGATTGTACTATTTACAATTAATTGTAGAAATTACAATTATATTGATGGGGTGATTATAGGAATCGAACCTATACCTCGCAATTAGCGATTGCTCTTACCTTTGGGCGTGCACTTCCCCTTTAAGCTAAACCACCCTTCTTCATGTTTTTATCCTCGTTACATTTGGTATCTTTTTAAACTCTTTGTCTATCAATAAACCGAGCTGATTAACAACATAAGTCTGCTCATCGTCAGGAATACCGTCTTTGATATTGCGTCCTTCTTTGGCATTGCCATCAACTATCGCTCCTGCTTCACCTGTCCAGCTCAAGACATAATGGTCCCGGACGACCTTGCTCACATGGAAATTAGCCATCGTATCGCCTCTAAGAATAAAGGTATGTTTCGATCTTTTAGTCCCGCTTGTCTCAAGTGATGTACCTTCAAACCCAGCATACCTTCCACCGTCTTTTTTTCTAAAGTCCCTAGACAACAAATCATCATATTCCTTAGAGTAGCTTTTAAACTGATTACCTTTGTAGTCTTTGCCTTTCTCCGTAACCCGGACATGAAATAGTTTGCGGTGTCTTTCGGCTACTTTCCTTAGTCCCTTGGGATCGAAGAATTTAACCTTGTCCATGTTTAGATTCTTTTTTGCCATTTTAATTTTTCCCAAAAGATACACCACAAGCAGCTTTAAAAAATCCTTTGCGGCTTGCAAAAGTTTTACGCCCCTCAAGCTTGCGAATTCCAGTATCTTCTAGTTTATAGTATCTTACCTCATCGCTAAATGTTATCAGCATACAAGGCCGCTTGTCCATTTTGTGTAATGTCTTTTCGCCTAAGTTCAATTAAAAATCCCCTTTCTTTGATTAGCCACCCTTATTCCGGTCTGCGGCTAATTCTTTTTCGCTTGGTATCGTAGGCTTGTAGCCATCAGTAAATGGTACCCAGGAATGCCGACAGTTCCAGCCCCCCCGGACAATAAAAGGTGTTGCGCTATCCTCGACCTGGGCAGTAGTAAAACCTTTTACATTTTGTTGACTGGACAAAGTGTCTAAACAAATGCCCCTGGTCTTACCATCGGCGGGACCGATATACTGAAACAGTTCAATGCCCGCATTATCGTAGCTGAATTTATTAATCGCCTCGTCCGACATTCGAATCCCCTGATTAACTTCTGTATTCAACCTGCGCCCCATGTTATCAAATATATCTGTAAAGCCTCTTTTAATAATTGCTCTAGATTGCTGCGCTAATTGGCTTTCAATTGCGAACCGTCTTAAATCATTGGCTATCTGCTTCTTTGTGTTAAGCAAGCTTTCAAAATTCATATCATTCAGTTGCCCGAATAATTGTTTGTTCTCAGGTGTTAATAAGAAATTATACCCCACCTCTTTTGATATATCTCTCGAAAATGTCACGGTCTTGGCGAACTGTGAAGCAGTCAATTCCATCAAATCATCATAGCCATTTTTAATAAATACCTGTTCAATAAAAGCCTCGTCAAAGTCCCGGCGTTTAAAGATGTTTATCAGTTCCTTTTGTACTTCAAAAGAAGTACCATCCCAGGCCTTATCAAACTTTGAAAGCGTAGAAGTTATGAATTTCTCTTTGCTATTAATTATCGATTGAAGGCTCAATACTTAATCATGCCCTTTTTATACAAATCTAATAAATGTAGCTTCAATTCGACCGATTCAGCTTTTTTCAATCGCCGTAAAAAATCTATTTTATGTTTGCGTTTCATCTTCATCTTCCTCCTCAAAAACGGTGTTTATTGCCTGTTGTCTAGGTGTTAAGGCTATGTTAATAGCCCTATTGTCGTCAAGTTTTTTCTGCAACTGCTCCCTATCTAGTTCGGGGTCATTGCTCTGCATAACATCTAGCGGAGTACTAATGTTATGCTTAAATTCAAACTCAAGACGCTGGATTTCTTCTTTCTGGTTAATAGGAAAATCTATCCCCTCTCTAAAATCAATCGTCAAAACAGTATCTTTATCAAGCTTGGTGAT